GATCAAGCTCTCGATCAATTCAGTATCTTGAATGTTGTAATCAAGAAATAGCTGAAAGTCTTTCTCGTATAGCTCAAAGAGATTATCATAATCCGAAACGTCAGTCTTTCGATCACCAAGCTCAATGTTTGCAATATAATCGAGCTTGTAAGATTCTTGATTTGTGAAAGTGAACTTCTTGTAGAGTGCAAGATAGTCCATCTGAGAAAGGCCTTTGATCGAAAAAATTAGGTCAACATCGTCATAACCATTTTTTTTCTCATAGGAATAAACCATACCGTAAGGAGAAAGTGAACGAAGAGATTTACTACCAAAAAGTTTTTCAATTCGTCGACAAATGTAAGTGATGTCAAAGTTTGAAACATTCCAGCCAGAGATGATGTCAATTTCACTTCTTTTCCAGAACTCAAGAAATTCAGATAATAGGATTTCTTCATGTTCATATAGCTTGACCTTGATGTCCTCTCTCTGGTTTTCATAGGTAGACTTGGCGTTGAACTTGAGAGCAAAGACATTTGTGACGCCATTCATTCGCATTGAAATTGCATTGATTGGATAGTTTGCATCTCTGGGTTCGGGAAACTTTCCATCATTCGCATAAACTTCAATATCAAGATATGCGATGTTGATTAGACTCATATCAAAATCAATATCATCTTCAAAATAGCGATAGATGAAATCGAATTCAAGCTTAGGATTTCCTGAGAGTTTTTCTTTGGACAGGTCGTCCATGTTGCTAATTTTTTTGCGATAATCTGCAATCGAATCACAGGGAACCTCAGCAAAAGGCTCACCTGTTAGTGAACGAAATTCACCGTTTCGTTTTGGTAGGAAATAAGAAGGTGCAAATTTGATTTTGTTTTGTTTCTTAGTACCGTTCTCAACATAACGAACATGAATTTTTTCACCAATCAAAGACACATTTGTATAAAACATGTTTCTCCAGATGTAAGATGAAAGAGAGTTTTCTCTATTGTATCAGACCTGAAAACAAATGTCAAGAAATTTATCCAAGCAATGTCTTTCCGTTGTTTGAGACTTCGGTTGCGTGAAGAATTGTGTGTGTGCTTTGAAATCCATTCCCTACGTTTGACACTAAATTTTCATAGTCTTCCATCATGACCGTAATTTCGTTGTAATGAAAAGAGACTTTTTCTGACTTGAGTTGTAGAGAAAACAAAAACTTTCCTTGCACATCTGCGCTCGGTTCAACAGAAAGAATTTGTGTTTCATTGTAAGTTTTATCCCAAGATGAGTTGTCATCAATGGGAACAGTGATTCGATGAAACATAATTACCTATTCGAAAAGAGAGAGAATTGATTTTTGTTCACGATATGGATTTTGTCCAAAGGTCCATATCGGTTCTGTATAGATTTGTTCTTTTTTCTTTTGACCAACATTCATGTTCTGAGACATTTCAAATCCTGCAATACCAACAAATTGATCTCGATAGCGATTGACCATTGGATCACAAATGAATACACGATTTTTGTCAATACCAATATCGGTGATGTTGATCATTGTTGTCTTTGATTTTGGTAGTAATTGATCCATGATACAATAAAGAAAATCTTCAAGCCAAGCATCGCCTGTTTTGTAGCGATTCCAAGATTGATTTCCTTCTGCTTTCGAATCTTTTCCATAAAGTTCTTTGTTGAAATATGGAGGTGAAGAGAATGTGAGATCGATGTCAGGAATTTCTTGATAGTTCAAATCTTCTGCAGGTAGACTATAAATGCGAACATTCTTGATTCCTTTGACTTCAAAACAATTTTGTTTCTCAACGATTTGAGGATTCGAATTACCAAGCCACTTCTCATATTGCAAACACATCTTCTTGTAGATTTCAAACATGTTTAGATTTGGATCTGTACCAAAATAAGATTTTTTATTTGACAAATAGAATCCTGTCAATCGATCACCCCAACCACAAGAGATGTCAAAGATTGTTTTCCCTGCAACAGTATTGTAAAGATTTTTTGCCGTGTTCACATTGAATTGAGCAGCAATTTGTCCTGCATGTGCAAAGAAGCTTCTCAGAGATTTTTCATTTAGATGTTTGACACCAACTCGACGAATTGTATCCATCAAACGAGAAATTCCATGTTCTTCTGTCCAGAGAAATGTTGGACTTTCTTTGTTGATGATTTCACATTTTAGTCGCTCACCTTCTGCAAAATAATTTGAGATTGCATTTGGTTGAACATACTTTGGAAAATAACCAAGTGTATGTTTGTCATAATCATATTGATATTTCTTGCTATCTGTCAGTCGATGGATCAAAGGACCGTTCAGATAATTTGCATGAACAAATCCAGACCTTGATTTGCGACTGAACTTCATGAAAAGTTGTTGAGCGTCATCAATTGAAATGACAGAACTCGGTAGAGGAAGTTTACTCTCCAAGATATAATTGATCAATGTCGAGTAAACTTCAACGTCATCCTTTCCCTGAACAAATTCAGACCAATTGGGAACATTTGGATAACCTTTTGAATCTGCAGTCTCACGAAGATGACGAAGAATTGCAGCATTTGGTTTTTTCCATTCGGACTCAACGGTCTGTCGAAATGTTTTTACGCTGTTTGTTGATTTTGAAATTGCCATAATGATTTTTCAATTGCCTTTCGTTGTTGAAAGAAATGCCGAAAATTTGAAGAGTATTCATATTTCTCTTCTACATTCAAAAATGGTCTTGCTTGATGTTCAAACGGTGACAAATGCATTGGTGTCGAGCCAATGAGCTTGTTTGCGAGTCCTTGGTCATTTTGATAAGTTGTTGTTGAATTATCATGATTTGCATAGGAACTTCGAGCACATCTTGCCGCCGAACAAATGATTGCTTCGTCGAGAGTGAGATTCTTACCATCATTATCCTTATAGACCATATTACCATTCACTTGACGAATCACATAAGGTACATGCCATTGATTTTCATCAAGAATCAATGGTGTGCTGTTTTCGACTTCATACATCATCTCTTCGACAACTTTTCGAATATCTTCTTGTGCATCAGGATGAATTCGTAGTGCAGCAATTTCAAGAAGAGCATCATGCTCTATCGTCAATGTTTCTTCTACCCACACATAGGGTTCAAGAATTCGATTTGCAACTTCCTTGTGGATGTTTGCCTTTTCCATCAATGAATGCGCCAGACAGGCAAAGTTCGCAGACATTCTCCAAATCTTTTTGCCAAAGGATGCAGTTGCGCTTGTTTGTTTTCCTGCTTGCATTCCTTTTTGGTTTGTTCCGAATTTGACAGGAATGTATGGATTGGTTTTCGCTTCCTTGCGATATTTCTTTGTAGGAATTGCTCGAGAACTTTTGACGGAGTGCGATGCTGCACGATGTCGAAGAAGTTCACTGTGAATGATTCTGCCATATCGAAGATTGAATGTGATCAATCTTTCTCCAGTTGGCAAAGAACTGTCTTGAACAATTTTAGCCTTGATCATATATCACCGAAAATGAGTTAGCAATGAAGAAACTATCCACCAGGTCAGGTAAAGGTGGTTGTAAATGTTTCTCAGTTTTCAACGAGTTGATCCAATTTTCATCGGCCAACGAATTATTTATTTCGATAAATTGGTCAAACATTTGCCATTTATTTGCATTGCCTTTACCTACGGCTAATTTCTTGACTGCAGTTGGTGCAACAATTTTTGGGTATAATTTATATTGACTCAAATAATATTTGAAAATTCCTGTCGCTTCACCAATATCAAATGTTCTACCTTTTGCACCCATGCTGTAGCCTTCGAGTAGTATAACATATTTGCGAAGTTTGTCAAGTCTTTTTTGAATTTCGGCCGCAAGAAGCCCAGCATTCGTTGAGAAGCGAATTGTGTTGTTTGTTGCGGGGGATGAGAAGGCAAAGGAAATGTTTGAAGGAAAAGATATTTTTTCGATCAAATTTCTTGAATGCAGAAAAAAGAATTCACAATTTTCGAAAGAGTGCTTTTGACTTGAATTCCAAAAGCAGACACAAGGACTGCTAATGGAAAAGTCAATGCCTACATGTAACATATTTTTCTCCTAAATAATTGATTTCCTTTTATTTAGGAGAATTTGAAATATAAGTTACTTTCGGTCACCGTTGACGAATGTTTGAAATTGCTTCGCAACATTGAGAATTTGATCAACACCAGGATAACCTTTGCAATATTTTTCAAGGTTGTCTGTTGTTTGTTGAATCATTTCCATACCTTGCTCTTCATTTTTTTTCATGATTTCTTCAGCAAGCATGAATTGACGCTCAATTGCCATATGTTGCATGTTGTACATGTTCTCAACATAATCTTTTGCAGTGTTCAATAATTCTTGACGAATTTCATAGGGATTTTTATTTTCTGCCATTGTTACCTTTGTGTGTGTTTGTGTTAGTAAATTACGCCATTTTCATTTTGGCGGCGACTTCGTTGATCCCATTGCTTCATTCGATGCTCAAGGTCGACAAGATCAGACGCCTCGTTGAGATATCTTTCTTTTAGCTCATTTTCCGAAGGAAAGCAAAGATTCCAAAGATCGATGCAACGCTCGAAAAAACTTTTTTTTTATTCTCAGCTATTCGAGATTCGAGCCAATTGTTGAAAGCCCATTCGGCATCATGCTTATATTCGCTACGAAAATAGCTTTGCATTTCAGAGTATTTTGTGGATCTGATCGCAGAAGGAAAGTCGAAATATGTCATTTTACTCCTATGTGTGTGTTGTGTATAAAATGTGATTCTAATTTAGGGGCGACCAAGGGTCACCCCATTGGTCTTATGCAGCAGCCAATTTCTTGACGTTTGTCACAATATTCGATAATATGCTTTGGTCTGTTCCAATTCCAATCACTTGAGGCTTATCCTCTTCTGGAATTTCTTTTTCAAGACCAATATATAACATTCCATCCCTGATGTCAGCAGCAAGGACTTTCATGTGTTCACCAAGCACAAAGGATTTTTTGAAAGAACGAGCAGCAATACCACGATAGGTTAGAAACTCATCGGCATCTGATTGCTCTTCCTTTTTTCCTTCAATGCGTAAATAATCTTTCTCTTTTGTGACCGTGATTTCATCTTTCGAAAACCCAGCAATTGCCATTTCAATGAGATATGAATTATCTTTTTGGCGAATGTTGTGGGGTGGAAATGACGAAGCGACTGTGCTTGAAAAATGATGCTCTTGAAAAACATCATCAAGCCTGTCAAATACATTGATTGAGTGACGAAAAAAACGGTCCAATTCATTGGATGATACACTTGTAAGAAACATATTGCCTCCTAATTTAGCAAGGTTTTTGTGCGAAAGCGCACATCGGTCGCAACCCTCAAATGAGCGATTGCATTGAGAAGACAAACTCACCTTTGAACTTGTCTTCTTTAATATATAGCATACTTTTTTCGAAAAGTCAAATTTTTTGATTTTTTCGGAGGTTCAAGACATAGGCTGGACTTCTCTTTGTTTGAATCTTTTTCTTTTCTTCTGGTGATTGGTCCTTCGAATTCTCAAGTTCCTGCTGAAGAATCTGCTCAAAGGAAAGAGTCTCACGAACTTCACGGATGAATTGAACGAATGTTTTTTGACTGATTGTCTCAACTGATTCTTGAAGAGCAATGAGCCTTTTGCTCAACATTGATGCAAGAGAAAGTTCCTTTTTATGATTTCCTTCATAGTCCTTGTGCTTCACTGCAGCAAGCAAAAACAAATTGTTTTGATTTGCTTCATAGAAGAAGACGAAACGATTTCTTGGATTCGAAAAGCTTGCGTGACGAACCTTTTTCCAATGACCACCTTTCATCTGATTGTCTTTATGAAAATCATTGGTGGAAATGTGAATTCCTTGTTCTGCCTTTATCTTGAGCCAATTGTTCAGAGATTCATACATTTCTTCTGAACTTCGC